GCCGGTCGCCTCGATCCGGATGTACCGCGAGTCTCCCGCGCGCATCGGCGGGACGAGCGCCCGCCCCTGCGTGTCGTTGCCCATCTGGAGCGTGAGCGTGGTGCTATCCGGTTTCAGGGGCGCATGGCCGCCGAACGACGTCAGCGTACAGTCGAGCGGCCAGAACGGCCCGAAGAGGCCCCCGATTTCAAACGCCGCCGTGAAGTCGCGCGTCAGCCTGGTCCCCCCGATCGCGGCGGCGGTCGGGTCCATGTAGACGCAGACCTGGCCAGGGAGAATGGGCACCAGCGACGGCACCGTGAGCCCGGTCGCGCCGACGCTTGCGGTGTAGTCGAGCGCGTACGCGAACAGGTCGCCGGAGACCTCCGGCTGCGCCGTCCGCGAGAACGACATGCCGACCCCGGCGAGCAGCCCGTAGGCGGCGAGCTCGGCCGTGTTGCCGACCATGCCGCGGCGGATCGTCCAGGTGCGCGGCGTCCACGGCGTCGTCGACGACGGCGCCCACTGGTACCGGCGCGTGGTGGTCGCGCCGGTCGGCGTCGTCGTCACGGCGGCGCCGAACACGTTCGAGAACACGTACGCGAGCTCGGGGTACGTCGGGTAGCCCGAGAGCGATCCGCTCGATGACTCCTGGCGCGGGGCCGCGATCGTATCAAACAGGTTGCCGCTCGGCGCGATCCGGTCGAGCTCCAGCACGGTGTCGAGCTCGATCACGAGCCCGCCAAACTTGACCGTGCTCGGCACCGGCGTCCCCGGGACCGTCTCAATGCCGATCTCGCAGATTTCCTGGACGAGGTATCTGTCCGGCATGGCCGGCCCCCCTTTCGGCTAGTCGGCCGTGGACTCGGCCTCGGTGCGATAGGTTTGAATCAGATGGGTGTAGGTCTTGCCGGCGTCGTCTTCTGGGAACGCCTGAACGGCCGTGCGGCGGAGCTTGTAGACGTACGACTGGTCGCGCACCCCGCCGGCCGACTGGAGCACGGTGTCGGCGCGCTCGGCGATTGGGCCGATCGTGCCGTAGCTGCTGCCGTCGCCGACGACACGGACGTCGACCTCGGCGACGGCGAACGCTCGGACGCCGCCGAGCGTGTTGGTGTCGACGTGCGCCACGAGCGCGACGGTCGCGGCCGGCAGGATGGCGGCGGCCGGCACGCGGTCGCGGTAGATCCGCCCGGTCGTGGTCGCGGTCCCGCCGAGCAGGCGATTGACGCCGCCGACGCCGTTGTCAGCAGCCAGCAGCGACCAGACCAGCTCGCAGACGTCGAGCCCTTCGAGACCGCTCACGCGACCGCCCGTAGTCTGGTACGGAGGCGCGAGGGGAACAGACGGAGCACGCGTGCTGCCGCCGGCCGCATGTACGGCCGTGCCGCCATGAAGCGGGTGCCAAACTCGACGAAGATCGAGTAGACCACGCTGGGCCCGACCACGGCGCGCATGCCGCCGTCCGAGATCACGGTATGAATCGAGCGTCTGAGGAGACCCGTATCCACGGGACACAGCGTCTTAGCGACCGCCTCGGTGCCGTACGCCGTCTCGGCGACCGTCAGGACCACGGCGCGGTGGACCGCCGACTGCGCCTGCGGCAGGTGGTTGAACACCACGCGGATGTGCGCCGTCGCGGCTGGCATGCTACGGGCTCCCGAGGATCGGCGAGAACAGCCGCAGCGCCAGGATGAGCAGGATCAGCCCGCCGATGCACCAGACGATCCAGGCGAACGCGGCGAACGCCGGCACGAATTGGGTCGCCAGACGGACCACGATGAAGCAGATCAGGGCGACGGCCAGTGCGTAGATGAGCAGCCAGACGAGCGAGATGAGCGCAGCGTCCACTACACCACCTCCGAGCATTGCAAATCTCTGACGGTCTCAAAACTTCTGATGTCGGCCCGTCTCACCTCGAATGTCCGCTCGGGGCTCGACGCCGTCGCGGCAACGACGACGCGGTCTCGCGGCGTAACGTCGGTACCGAACGGCACGCGGATCTGCCAGTCCGAGACCGCGCGCAGCTGCTCGGCGCCGCCGGTCGTCTCGGTCGCGGTGGTACTCGTCACCGACACCCGGCACGGGATGTCGGACGCGACCGTCGTCCAGTCGGCGACGACGCCGTCGGCCGTGTTCGATTCGGTGTAGCGCGAGACCGAGCACGTGTCGGGCATCGTCGCGAGCTGGAGCGACCGCAGCCAGTCGAGCGGCAGTGACACGGTCATGCGATCACCACCCGTCGGTACTGATCGAGGATGCCGGCGACCGCCGACCCGGGAGATGCCCACGACGACCCGGCGGAAGATCCCATCGAGGCGCCGCCCGTGGCCGTCGCCGAGAGCGTGACGGCGATGTCGTTCTGGCCGACCGAGAGCGACTGGACGCCGGCGAGCGACGGGTTCGCGGCGATCGCGGCCGATCCGGCCTGCACGGTCAGAGCCCGCTGCATGACCCCCGACGCGATCATGGTGGCGGCGAGCTGGATGTCCGGCGGCACCGCGTCGGCGTAGGTGTAGTCCACGACGGCCACGAGCGCCGGGTAGCCGAGCCAGCCGCAGCCGGCCACGGTGACCGTGCCGTGCTCAGGGTCGATCAGCTCGTAGGACGCCGCGTCGAGGTCGTCGAGGGTGTCGTTCGGGTAGTACGTCCGGAGCGAGAGCGCCGTGACGGCGACGGCCGGGCGGTGCGCCAGGTAGACCACGCCGAACGCGGACGGGTACGCATCCGAGCGCGTCGGCAGGACGGGCGCCGTCTCGCCGGCGATCGGCGACACGGTCTGCCAGCTACGGCCGGTGTAGCCGTCGATGAACGACGTCACGGCGGCGGCGACCGCGTCGGCCTGCGCCTCCTGCTCGGGCGTGAACGTCACGCCGAGCGCGGCGGCGATCTGGTCGGCCGTCACATAGTCAGCCATCAGCAATGCTCCGGACGGATGACCTTGTCGTCGTAGCCGCGACGGGTCTGGTACGCCTGGCCGGGCCGGCGGGGCTCAACGGTGTCGTCGATCGTGCCGGGGACGACGGTCGTCCCCGGCTTCAGTCGCGCCAGGAGATGCCCGTCGGGGTCGAACACCGACGCGCCCTCCTCGCCGACCGTGTACTCGGCCACGCTAGACGCCCGTCAGCTTGACGACCTGCAACGGACGGAACACGACCAGCGCGGCTCGGAGCTCCGCGAGGATGCGCTGGATGTTGCGGATGAAATCGTCGTTGGCGAGCCCGACCCGGATCGCGGCCTGCTCGCGGTCGAACAGCGTGACCGCCGTGAAGTCGGCGACGAGCGCCGTGTCGACCGGCATCCCCGTCGAGAGCACGACCGGGCGCCCCCAGAGCGTCGTCGCGCCGGCCGTGTTGGGCGGCCCCATCAGGTAGTTGCCGAGCGTGCCAGAGGCCGCATTTTCACGGGCTAGCCGAATCGCGCCGAAGTCGACCGGATTGAAGACCGACGCGGTGGCGTTCCCGAGCCCGGTCACGGCGACCGCCGTCATGGCGTTGTAGACGGCGGCGAGCACGTCGGTGCCGGCCGCGATCGTCCCGATGCCGGCCCAGTTGAGGATGCCGCGAATGTTCGGCGCCGTGCCGTCGCCGGAGAGCACGTCCGTCTGGAGCTTCCGCTCCAGGTGCAGCAGGAGCTGCGTGCGGATCATGCCCTCCATGCCGGGCACGTCGGCGAGCATCTGGTTCGTGACCGGGATCCACTCCGCGAGCGTCGAGATCGGGACGGTCCGCAGGATCCAGCCGAGCGCCCCCTCGGGCTTCGTCCCGGAGGTGCCAGTCGTCGCGGTCGCCTCGGCGACCCACGCGGCGTTGTTCGTGTTGACGTTCTGCTCGTAGTACTCGATCGAGCTCGACGACGTGCTGGCCGTCTGGATCAGGTCGAGGATGTTGGTGTCGCCGTAGAGCGCATCGACGCCGGCCACGCGGTCGGCGCGGACCAGCGGGCCGCCGACGCCGGTCCCGGAGTGCACAAGGGCCTTGCGCATCAGGTGCTGGAGCAGGCTGCCGTCGAGCTTGACGTTCAGCTCGATCCGGTTCGACGGCGAGTTGAGCAGCCCGGAGTCGAGCAGCCCCTTGTAGCCGTCCGACTGGGTGAACTGCCGCTCGAACGGCAGGATCGGGCCCGCCTGGTCGGAGGCGCC